TTGATCTTAAATGTTGGGGTAAGTGGGCTGAAGAGAATAAGCTAGATGGTCGTTGTATTAACTTCTTATTAATGCATCCAGAATTAGTTACTAAAGAAATTAACAGTAGAAGTGTTAGTATGTTCTTTAACAGTATCAGTTCAATTAAAACATTTGAAGACCAGTTACCACTAATTCAAATGATTGGAGAGGGTTCAGTTGGTAGTGAGTTTAGTACTTTGTTTACTATGTTCATTAACAATAAATTGGATAAGATGATTTCACCAGAAAATATCATGTCACAAGATGAACAATATGTAATGAACACACTTAAGAGTCTAGTAGGTAAAGACAAAGCATACCGTGCAGATATCGCCTCAACATTAGGTACAAGGGTTGCTAACTATTTAGAGTTCTACGCTAAAGAAAATACAGTTGAAAAACCATTAATTGAATGTATTGGTAAAATTATCACTGAGAAAATATTTGCCACTGACGTTTGTTATAATATGATTAAGTCAATCTATAATAGTAATCCAGGCAAATTTAAATTAATGATGTTAAATAAAGAATTGGTTAAATATATTACTAAATAGTTGTTGATGCTTAGTAGCTTGAGGGGTGAGCTACGGCTCGCCTCTCTTATATATTTATATATGACTAATAGAAATAAGTTTGGAAGCCCAAATATTTTTCCATATTTTTTATATACACTAATAAATAATTAGTTACTTATGAGTAATGAGAATGAGAAAGTAGGAGTAAGGTTATTGACGTTGGGTGACTGTGATTATTGCACTTGGTTGAAAAGTGAATTAGACGGTTGCGGAATAGCCTATACTAATATTGATGCTGATCAATTTTCTGATTTCGCTGATCAGATTGAGGATAAATTTAAAACAGAAGTATATCCAATTGTATTCATAGACCTTGGAGATAAAGTAATCACTATTGTCCCAGAAACAAAGTTGGATACATCAGTTACTTTACGTACATTCAACACTATACCCGAACTAGTAAATATTATAAAAGAATATATATGAGATATAAACAACCAGTTGAACACAAATTAAATCAACTTGAAAACATGTTAAATGGTTTTGGAGCTAGATTTTCCGATCCTACATTTAATATCAACATTGCTAAGGAAATGCTTAGCGCTCTAAAAGATAAAGTGGAAGAAATTCGTACTTTAATTAACGCCGAAGAACAAAATTAAACAGTTATGTTAACTCCAGAACAAATTAAATCTAATTGGGATAAGTTCCTAAACACTATTGACACTCATATCTCAGGTGAACGAGGTGATAAACTTAAACAATTCTACCTTAAACATGAAGAACGTTTTGTCATGATGCCTGCTTCTCACAAGTCACAATACCACAACTGTTTTCCAGGTGGTTATATTGATCATGTGAATCGTGTAGTTGAAGCCGCTCTTAAAATAGATGAGGTATGGCGTTCATTTGGTATGGTAGATACTTATACAACCGAAGAACTAATATTCTCAGCTATCAATCATGACTTAGGTAAATTTGGAGATGAACAAAACGCTTCATATATTGAACAAACAGACCAATGGAGACGAGATAAGTTGAATGAAACTTATATGTTTAATGATAGACTAGAATACATGACTGTACCTGATCGTGGTTTATACTTACTAATGAGTAATGGTATTGAGTACACTAAAAATGAATTCTTAGCTATCAGAACTCATGATGGTTTATATGAGGAAGCAAATAAAGCTTACTTAATGGGTTTCACACCAGAAACTAAACCTCGCACTTCTATTATGTTTGTAATTCATCAAGCAGATTTAATGGCTGCTAGGATTGAATTTGAAAAAGAGTGGTTACCTAAGTTGTTAGGTCCAAAGCAAGAACAATCTAAAGAATCTAAAACAAACAATTTTAAATTAAATAAAAATAATTCGGCTGTAAAGCAGAAGGCGCTTAAAACAATGATTAATCCTGCTTTAGCCGACATAATGAAAAATATATGATATTAGGAATTATTTCAATCGGATTATGGGTAGCTACTATTGTTGGTTACATTATTTGGAATCTAAATACCAAAGTAGTTAAACTAGAGCAAATAGCTGCTAAACAAAAGATCATTATTGACAGTGTAACTGCCATTGTTGAGGAATCAAATAAACAACTTAACCAAGTTGAATTAACTGAAGCATTTAAATCAGATGATCAAATTGGTTTCTTCTTTCGTAATTTACAAAATATTCAAGATTCATTAAACCACTATTTAAGAAGCTAAGATGAGTGAAGAGGTATTACTAACGAAGAAGGGGACTGTCCGTAAACGAAAACCAAAACAATCAATTAACTATTTTACTCAGGAAACTGAGAATGCTATCATTGAGTATTTGAAATTAAGAAGTCCCAAAAAACGAAATAAACTTTTTAACGAAAAAATCAATTATGCCTTTCATAAACTGGCTGAGAATATCATTCACACTTTTAAGTTTTACTACACAGAGGTTGATACAATCCCTGAACTTCAACATGAGGTTGTTGCCTTTCTTCTCGAGAAGCTACACCTATATGATCAAAGTAAAGGAAAAGCTTATTCTTACTTTGGTACTATTGCTAAACGCTATCTTATTTTATATAATAATACAAATTATAAGAAGCTAAAAGATAAAGCACCTGTTGAAGCTGTTGATGAAGATAAATCAATATTAATTGACTTAGTGAATGTTAGTGAGGCTAGCCATGATATTCAACCTGTTTCATTTTTAAAACAGTTTACTAAGTATGTAGATCATAATATGTTCATATTGTTTCCTAAACAACGTGATGCTCAAATTGCTGATGGTATAATGGAACTATTTAGAAAAAGTGAAAACTTAGATATATTTAATAAGAAAGCCTTATACATCTATATTAAGGAAATGACAGACGCATCTACTCCACAGATTACTAAAATTATTAAGCGTCTAAAGATCATATATGTTCGTAAGTATAATGAGTTTTACGAACATGGTCGTATCACTATGGCGTTATAACTCTTTCCGTCTTCCATATTTATATAAAACATAATATGGATTTTAATCAAGTTATATTTAAGGATAAAACTTTTTCAAGCCTTCTTGAAGATATATACAAGAACGCAAACCGTAAAGAAAAAGAAATCAAATCATTAATCGACCAGCTCAAACCAATGATTCAAGAGCCAGGTGATGCAATGATGCTTGTTCCATTGCTTAAAGAGTATATGGAAATAGCTGTTAAGAATGATGAGGCCCTAATTAAAATGGCTGGTATTGTTCAACGAGCTATGTCTGGTGGACCAAGTGATGGTGGTGATGGTGGTATATTAAGCGAGCGTGATAAAGAATTATTATTCCAAGAAATTAGTGGTATTAAACTTGATGAGCCTAAGCAATTAAGTAATGGGTAGAGAAAATACTATAGTAACAGGTGCAGCTATACCTAAACGCTCAATGTCTTCAGCTGTAGCTAGACCATCTAGAAGACAAACAGACGATAAAAAGTTTGTTAGAGTCATAGCTGTTGATTCTAATAGTAGAATAATTTGGTATGAACAAACCATTAATAATTTTGCTCCAACAGGTGCTCCTGTTGATATGAATGTTACTGGAAGTAAATTAAGTATTGAAGAATTGAATAATCAATATCCTAAAGCACTACCAGAAGATGCTTCTCAAACTAGGTTACCTATTATAAATGAGTGGGTTGAGTTAAAATCAGTTCCTGATTATACATCAGGTATTAGAAATGGACAATATAACAGAGTGACTGTTTATAGAACATCACCCATCACCGCTCAATTTAATACTAATGATAATAGAGTACCACAAGCTGAAGCTTATAAACAAGCAAATCCAGATGATATAAATCAAAATTTAAATAGAAGAAACTATATCAATAATAATATAGGTATATAAACATGGCTGAAGAAAATAAATCAATACAAACCCCTCAATATTATCCTACAGTAAACCCAGGATATAAAATGTCTGTTGGAGCCAATGGGCAAGGCACTGTTTTTGATACTAATGGAAATATATTCCATTTTACTTCACCAGATGAAGCTTTACAAAGTGCTCTACAAGAAGCTAATTATCAAGGTAATGTTGAATTAACTGCTGATAATAGAACAATGATAGCAGCTGGTAAAGACTTATTATCAACTCCTTTCTTTAAACTAAATGTTTTAGGCTCAATTAATTATGAAACTAGTGATGAAGAATTAGAAAGTAATAATTTTATAAATATTCCTCCTACCCCTGACCCTGAAGTGACTTATCAAAAAACAGGTGATGTTTGGGAGTTTAAGTTTCTTGAACAAAACCGAGGTATATCAGGATTTAATTTAACAGGTCAGTCAGCGACAGGACAAGATGCTATACATCAATTATCAAATATAGCTGCTAATGTTGTTGGACAAGATTTAAAACAACTATATAATAGTAGTAAGTTTTATAAAGTTGATATGACTGGTATTAAAATGGATTATGGAAAAGATACTAATAATAAAACATATTACATCATAACTATACCTTTAATATCTGTAAAAGATGATAAGTCCGCTTATGTTAATTTTGAACATAAAGGCTCTTGGAGTACTAATAAAAGAGATAATAAAACAGCTAGACAAAACGCCTTAACTAATATATATGGTGATACTCCTTTTGATAAATCATTAACTAATAGTGGACCTTTAGATACATGGAATTTTCCAGTCACAGATGTTAATTCAACTGGTACTAATAAAGGATGGCCATTTTTTAATACTATAAAGCAAAATTTTCCAACATATGAGTTTGTAGAAACAACAACAGGACTTGATAATAACATATATGAAATTTGGTTTCAATGGTTTGATCCATCAACAATTGGGAAATTAAGTATTCCTCCACCATCTACTCCAACACCCACATCAGAAGAAACAGATGAACTTGATGTAGAAGGACAAATATTTGAATCACTTCCATTTAATGAAAATGAAGATCCTATTAGAAAAAATCTTGGTAAAACATATGAGATTGAAGAACCACCATTAACACAACAAGAAGTTGAAGATATAACATTCAACATCAGAGAAATTCAAGCTAAAGTTAATAATGGTTCTTATTCAACTATTAGTAAGGCTGTATTAGGTGAGGCTGGAAAAACTCCTGATGGTAAATTATATCTAGAATGGATTGCTTACCAGATGAAACATGAAGGTGCTGGTGGTGTTTCTGATCCAAATGATAGTGGAGGATTAACAACATGGGGAGTAACAATAGGACATTGGAAAAAATATGCTCCTATAGTTTATCCAGGAAAATATCAAGGAACAGCAGAAGAATTAAAATCATTAAATACAGAAAAAGCTAGAGATGAGGTGATGATTCCTTATATTAAGGTAACTGATTGGGATTCATTAGGTAATAATACATCTACTGCTCCTGATTTATATAAGGTGATGGTTTATAAGTGGAAATTTGGAGGAACTCCAAAATCATCATGGGTTGGAAAATCAGCCGCTGATAATTTTTATAAAGATACAGGTGGAGATCCAGTTACAGCTTTTTGGGAATTTTGGGCTTGGAGAAGAAGATGTAGGAATGTAAAATTAAATAAATTAAATTATTTATCTTTTGGTATAGGATGGCACCGAGCTATAGGTGTTTGTTGGTTAGTAAAAGATCCTAGAAAAAAAATTAATGGGGTAGCTAATCCTAATTTTGGTAAACCATTACCAAAACCAACATGTTTTAAAATTGTTGGTACATCAAGAAGTAATAGTTCTCTTTATAATTGGGCTTTAAGTAAAGGATTTTTTCAACCATTTCATGAATATGAACTTAATGACTCTGATAAAAAGAATTTTATAAGTAATAATACAGAATTTGTTGATTTCTCAGCAGGTAATGTTAGTGTGAATGGTATATCTTATAACTTTAGAACAGATTAATTATGGCAGATCCAATAAGAGAATATACAGGTGAACAAATAATATTAGCATCAAATCAATTATTTTTTAATGCTAGAAAGGACAATGTTGAGTTATTGTCTGGAAAGACTATTCACTTAGCTGCTAATAAAACAATTCAACTTGATGTTGGATTAAAAGGTAGTACAGATAAAAGTAATAAATTTGTTGTTAACGCTCCTAATATTCAACTTGGATTAACAATAAAAGGTAGAACATTAGAACCAATAGTTAAAGGAGATAAATTAGAAGAAATATTAATAGAATTAATAGATATTTTAAGCACATATAGTGATATAGTATCTGCCTCTGTTCCTCCATTTTCAGGACCATTAGCGGCAGCAGCTTCAGCATTAAAATTAGAATTAAATAATTTAAAAATAGATTTTCCTGAAATGAAATCTGACACATCATATACTATATAATGAGTATTACTTCATCAAACATATCATCACAAGAATCAATTAATCAAGCAAAAGCTAAAGCTGAGTCACTTAAAACAGGTGCTCAAGCTAAAACTGATCAGTTAAAAAAACAAGCTGAAGAGAAGAAAGCTGCTCTAGAACAAAATAAAAAACAACTAGAAGATGCTAAAGATAAAGCTAATGAAGCTAAAGAAAAATTTAGTGAAGCTGGAAAAAATACTAAAGGTTTTTTAAAAGGTATACAAGGAAAAGATATTAAGAATATAATTCAACCTTTATTACTTCCTATATTATTACAATTTATTAGAACACTTTCTATAGCTAATTTAATTATTAAAAAAATAGAAAGACAAACTAGAGAACAATTAAAAAATAAAGGAAAATTAAATGTTGATGGAGGTATATTTACATTCATTCCTTCCAATCCAGGTAACTATGAAGTTTATAAGAAAAATTTTGAAAGTAGAGTTAATAATGTTAGGCGTGCTATTGAAAAATTAAAAAGTCTTTTAAACACACTAAATAATGTTATTAAAATACTTAATATTGCTTTATCAGTTATTAACATCTATATCAGAGTTAAACAAAAAATATTAAAAATTAAATTAGCTAAAATATCAGCTGAATTAGCTTTACCAACACCTTCTAAACCAACTGTAGGGATTGATTTAGTTGATATTGTTGATAAATTACAAAAATTAGAAGACAGTAAAAAGAAAGTAAGTGATATTCAACTATATATACTTTCCGCTCAACAATTCTTAAAAATATTTAATAACTCATTAAATAAACTAACAAATAAATTAAATCGTCTTAAATTTATTATTGATACTAATAATAATGGCATGAACCAAAATAATGAGTTAAATAGTGCTATAGACAATGCTTCAAAAACATCACCTAATGAAGACTACATCAGTTCATCAGGTCGTTCTTATATATTAGAATTAGTAATTTTACCTAATAAATTTAGACAATATCAAGCATTAGATTCATTTAGTAAAATGAAAGTGACACAAACAGCACCTAGTATTATTAAAACTGAGGATCAATTACTTGATGAAATTAAGTCAATACTTGGATAACGAAAATATTTATAGACATGAAAGCCGATACATTTGTAAAATTATTACGCAAGGTTATACGCGAAGAAGTACAAGCTGTTGTAAGGGAAGAGCTTGGAATATTGCTTGAGGCACCAGACCCTAAGCCAGTGGTGGCAGAGGCCAAACAAACCACTGTAAAAAATTCCATGGTTGAATCTATAAAACCTGCCAAACCTACACAGCCCACTAAACCAACCGCGTTTACTAGTAATAATGTTTTAAACGAGATTTTAAACCAAACTGCACAAGCCGGTGAGTGGCGCTCAATTGCTGACATGAACTCAAATCATGTTACTGGTTTTGGAGGTACTGAACCAACTGTAGTTAATAGTGTTGATGCTATGTTAGCCAACACTAGACCAGCAGGAGATATCAATGCTGTTAGAATTGATACAGTCCCTGATTTCTCAGGATTAATGCAAACAATGAAATCTAAAGGACAAATTTAATGTTAAATAGACCAACATATAGAATTAATCCTATTGATACTGGCCAAAAACGAGGTATTGGAATTAGTGTTCTTTTTAATAATGATAACAATATATTTAACACTACTACAACTACTAAAGAACAAGTTAAAGCTAATTTAATTAACTATATATTAACAGATAAAGGAGAACGTTTTTTTGACCCAACATTTGGCGGGAATTTAAGAGCATCTTTATTTGAACCAGATTCAAATTTTGATAGCATATCAGCCCGTTTAGAAGCTGAAATAATAGCTTATATACCTAACATTGTTGTTAAGAATATATTTGTTAAAAAAAGTTCTGATGAAAATATAGTTAATATAGTCTTAGAATACTCAGTAAGTAATCAAGATGATAACTTAGTAATTAATGTATCAACAAACGATTTAAGTAAACAATAATGGCGACTCAACCAGATATAAAATATTTTGATAAAGATTTTGGATCATTAAAACAAAATCTTATTAATTATGCTAAAACATACTTCCAAAACAGTTATATGGACTTTAGTCCTTCTGCTCCTGGAAACATGTTTATTGAAATGGCATCATATGTAGGTGATGTTTTATCATTCTACACCGATACTCAGTTACAAGAGGCATTATTATTATATGCTCAAGAGCGTAAAAATATAATTGCTTTAGCTTATGCTTTAGGTTATAGACCTAAAATAACAACAACTTCATCAGTTTTATTAGACATATATCAAGTTGTTCCATCAGATGTATCTAATACTTTTAGACCTGATTATAGGTACGCTTTAAGAGTTGATAAAAACGCTTCTATTAAATCTATATCTAGACCTGATATTACTTTTATAACCCAAGATAATGTTGATTTTAAATTTTCATCTTCATTTGATCCAACATTTGTGACTGTATATCAAAAATATACAACTGGACCTTATATTGGTGATCCATCATATTATTTACTTAGAAAACAAGTAGAAGCTATTTCAGGACAAATTAGAACAACAACCTTCACTTTTGGTAACCCTGAGCAATTTCCAACTGTCACTATAACTGATTCAAACATTATTCAAATACTAAGTGTAACTGATAGTGATGACAATCAATGGTATGAAGTACCATACTTAGCCCAAGACGCTATATTTGATGAATCATTAAACATCCCATCTAATGAGCCTAATTACTATCAAGAAGAAGACAGCGCACGTTTCTTATTACGTCTTAAAAAAGTTGATAGACGTTTTGTCACTCGCTTTGATGATGACAATAACTTAATATTAGAATTTGGTAGCGGAGTAACATCATCACCAGATGAGGTTATTATTCCAAATCCAGACAATGTTGGTATAGGATTAGTAGATGGGGTTAGTAAGATGTTTATGGCTTATGATCCATCAAACTTCATGTACACTAATGAATATGGTGTTGCTCCTTCAAATACTACTTTAACTGTTACTTATTTAGCTGGTGGTGGTATTGAAACTAATTTACCATCAGATGATATTGGATTAAATGATGTTGTTAATACATTTATTGATTCATATAATTTAAATTCTAATATTATTTCAACAGTTCAAGGATCAGTTAGATTTAATAATCCACAACCATCTTCAGGTGGTGGACCAGGTGAAACAACAGAACAAATTCGTTTACAAGCTTTAGCTAACTTTCCTACTCAAAATAGAAATGTAACTAAAGCTGACTATTTAGTTAGAACACTTTCAATGCCCGCTAAATTTGGTTATATAAGTAAAGCTTATGTGACACAAGATTATTTAGTAGCTAATGATACAGATAGACAAAATTTTATAAATAATAATCCATTAGCTCTTTCAATTTATGTTCTAACAACTGACATAAATAATAAATTAACTAGAACAACTAATGTTATTAAACAAAATTTAAAAACATACTTATCATATAATAAAATGATGAGTGATGCTGTTTTAATTAAAGACGCTTATTACGCCAATATTAAAGTAAATTTTGATATTTCTGTTCTACCAGCTTATAACTCACAAGAAGTATTAACTAAATGTATTACTGAACTTCAAAATTATTTTGATACATCTAAATGGCAAATTAATCAACCAATTATATACTCAGACATTTATAATTTGATTGGTACTGTTAAAGGTGTTCAATCAGTATTAAAAGTAACTATTGATAACTTAGCTGGAGGGAATTATTCTCCTTATGGTTATGATATTATTTCAGCCACAAAACAAGGTATTATATATCCATCAATTGATCCAATGATATTTGAAGTAAGATATCCTGACACTGATATTTATGGTAAAGTAGTAACTTATTAAAAATAAAAAAGTATGAATTTAGACAAATTAAAAGGTCATATCCCTGACAAAGTGATTAGCCAAATTCCAGGAGTAATGGAAAAATTCCAAATCAATACTCCATTACGCTTAGCCCACTTTTTAGCTCAATGTGGTCATGAATCAGGTGGATTCCGTTTAACTAAAGAAAATTTAAACTATAGTGCTAAAGGTTTAGCGAATACATTTAAAAAATACTTCCCAACTGAAGCTGCCGCTGCATCATATGCTAGACAACCTGAAAAAATTGCCAACAAAGTATATGGTAATAGAATGGGTAATGGTCCTGAAGCATCAGGTGACGGCGCTAAATTCTGTGGTCGTGGATATATCCAATTAACTGGTAAAGATAACTACACAGCATTTGGTAAGTCCATTAATGAAGACTTAACAAAAGATCCATCATCAGTAGCCGACAAATATGCTTTATTATCAGCTGCTTGGTTCTTCTCTAAAAATGGTTTACATAAGATGGCTGACGAAGGTGCTACTGACGCAGTTGTAACTAAAATTACAAAACGTGTTAATGGTGGTACTATTGGATTAGCAGATCGTATTAAACACTTTAAAGAATACCATCACTTACTAGCTTAATCTCTATAAACGTCCCATATTTATACTAGAATAATACTAATATAAATGGGTGTTTATAAAATATTTCCATCACAGGATACTACAATATATTCAGAATACGAAACTCTGAATGCAGGATTAGACTCAATTTTAGATTTATCTAAAAATGCCTCTAACATTTATGCTTCATCATCAGTTAGTCGTGTATTAATTAAATTTGACAATGCGGATATTGCTGACGCTGTATCTAAATCAGGAGCTAACTTTACAGCTTCATTAAAACTATACAACGCTAATGTTGATAGTATTCCTACTAATTTTAATATAGAAGTACACCCAATTTATGAAAGTTGGGATATGGGTACTGGTAGATTTGCTAATATCCCTATTACAACAGATGGTGCTAGTTGGAAATTTAGAAATTCAAATCAAACTTCTTTATGGACAACATCTGGTTTACCATCAGGAGTTACTTCATCTTATTATAACCCAGCTTTAGGTGGTGCTAACTGGTATACATCTTCAGTTACTCAATCATTTAATTATTTTTCAACTAAAGATATTGATATTAATGTAACTAGATTTGTTGGTTGGTGGACAGGAAGTGTTATTAATAATAACGGATTTGTTATTATGAATAGCACATCAGCATCAGTCACTGGTACTGGATCATTTGAATTTGATCCTAATTATATATTTACATTTAATTTCTTTTCTAGAGATACTAACACTATTTATCCTCCTTGTTTGGAGTTTAAATGGAATGATAGTACATTCGCCACAGCATCAAGTGTGTTTATTACTGATGAACAAATAAACATTGCTATTAGTAATAACAAAAATATATTTTATGATAATGAGTATGTAAAGTTTAGAGTATATGCTAGAGAAAAATACCCTCAACGCATATACACTACTTCTACTCTTTATAAGTATAATAAATGCCTACCAGCTACTTCATACTATTCTATTATAGATTTAAATACTAATCTTAAAATAGTTGATTTTGATGATATAGCTACTAGATTAAGTATTGATGCTACTAGTAGTTATTTTAGATTATATATGAATGGTTTAGAACCTGATCGTTATTATAAAATACAAATTAAGTCTATCATTGATGGTGGTACTTATATTTTTGATGATGATTATTATTTTAAAGTTTTACAAACTGTTGAATAATGGCTGAACAAGTTAATATACAAAAAACTATTTATTCTAGAGAGCAATTAGAAAATGTTATAAATACTAATTTTACAGAATTAGTTCCACCATCATCTTCTATTCTTCCTATTACTCCTGACATTAGTGTTAGTGATTTTTTCACTCAATACAACACTATATTTTTTGATATTCCTCCTTCAGGATCAGATGAATCTCATTTAGGATTAGCCTCTAGAAGTTTAGAATATTTAGGTTTATCATTAGAAGATTTACAAAGTGAAATAGATTTTTTAAGACAAGAAAATGCTGAATTAAAAAATCAAATTATACAAATTTCTAACATAAATCCAGGAGATTTAGAAGATATTTAATATGCCAACTAAAGTAACAAAAATACCATCACCAAATACTTTTCTAACAGGATCAGCTTCAAATTTAGTTGTTTCTAGAGAAATGGTTAGGAATTTTAATCTAACCACTGATTATGTTGAAATGTTTGTTTTAAATCCTATTAATCAGGTTGTACTTTCTATACCTGATTTTAAAGGATATCAAATCCCAGCTTTAGGGCCTCAACCTCAATTAAGTCAACAAAATCAAGAAGTTAGTACACAAGAAATAATATTTGATCCTGCTAATGATTTAAAAAATGTAGGAGTAAATAATGGTGATTTTACTGTTCAATACAATATTTTAAGACCACAAATTATATCAGGAAATAATAAGCCATTCTTTATTAAAGAAATATCTCCAAGTAGAACAGAAATTAGATTATCTTCTAATACTGTTTCTCCAGGTGATTTACAAGGAGGTTTTTATACATTTCTACTCAGTCTTACAGCTAATAATTATTTTAGAGAATTTTATATAAATTTAGGGAATAATGTTTTACTTCCTTGTATTAATGCTTCTCTTGATTTAGGACCATCTACCCAAACTATTAATCCTAACACAGGAGTAGCTACATCTACTCTATCAGGTCCTCCAACAATATTAATTAAATTATTGAATCCACTTCCATCTAATTTTGGAGTTAATTCATTACTTAGTATTGTTGATCTCTTATCAAACCCACAAAGATTTAGTGTTTTAATAACTCCAGATCCAATTCTAGTAACTTTTCCTACTTTACGTGGGGCTAATTTTGATTTAGATTTAGATAATTTAAGAGTAGGACCAACACCATATTATAACTTTAATCAAATTACTAGTTCACAAGCCGCTTTTGGACCATTACAACAATTGCTTGGTCAATTAAGCGCTTCTAACTTTACTATTAATATTGATTATAATAAAGCAGAATATGATGAATGGGTTCATTTTTCATCTGCTGCTCGTAGATTAGAAGGATTTCAATATAAAACAACTAATATTGAATTATTTGTATCCGCCTCAGCTTCATTAGCTACTAGCACATCCCCATCTGCTCAACTAGATGCTCAAAATTATAGAAACAAAGCTAATGATATACTTCAAAGCTTTGATGGTTGGGAATCATATCTTTATTATGAAAGTGGAGCATATGCTTATCCAAAACAAAACTCTACTAAACCATATATTAATTATTCAGTAACATCATCTCAAGCCATAAATTGGTATAGTGGTAGTTATGCTACTGCTTCTTTATATGATGATAATAACCAGAACTATTTGTTATACGCTATGCCTGGTTATATAGCTGAAAATGATAATAATGAATTAGTATTTAAATTTGTTGCTTCATTAGGTCAAATGTTTGATGATGTTTGGATTCATATTAAAGCAATATCTGATTTATATAAAGCAAAAAATGCTTTAGATAAAGGTATATCTAAAGACTTAGTATACTTTGCTCTTCAATCTATGGGTATTGATACCTATACAGATGAAGATGGTGAAAATGTATTCCGTTATTTATATGGTATAAGTCCTGATGGTAGTTATCTACCAATGACTGGTTCGTATGACACTTTAGTTAGTGCATCTCAGTACCAAATGTCAGGACAAGACTTACAAAAAGGTATATACAAACGTATGTACCACAACTTACCTTTATTACTTAAATCTAAAGGTACAACTCGTTTTATTCAGTACTTGAATACTGTATTTGGTATTCCTGATACTGTGATGAGTTATCTTGAATATGGTGGTGTTGATAAAGTAACATCTTCATTTGAATATGAATATGATAGATTTGCTTATGCTTTAAATATTAGTGGTTCAAACACTATAAATGTACCTTGGACTTATACTTCACAAAGTGCAGTTAGAACAGGTAACACTGATATAGCTCCTAACGGTATTGAATTTAGATTTAAAGCTTATCCAACATCAAGTTTCACAACTCAATCATTATTTTATAGTGGTTCTGATATTCAATTTAATTTATTATTTGCCAATACAGCATCTAATGACTCAATATACTCAGGTAGTACTGGTGAATTTGGATATTTCCAATTTAAATTAGGTGGTTTATCTGTTACCTCATCCACAGTACCTGTTTATTATACAGGTTCAAATAGTGATTCTGATAATGACACTGATTGGTATTCAGTATTAGTTCAAAGAACAAATCCTGACTTAAGAATAGGACAAACAAGTACTTCTCAAACATATCAATTCTTTGTTAAGAATAATGTGTGGGGAGAAATAGGACATAAAACAAGTGCTAGTTTAACTACTAACACAGCTGCTTCTAACTCATTATGGTATAGTCAAGGTACTATAACATTTGGAGGTGGATCTTATCCATTCAGTGGATCATTACAAGAACTAAGATTATGGTCTAATTATGTATCTGAATCTGCTTTTAATTCTCATGTTTTAAATCCTGAATCAATTGAAGGTAATACTTATAGTTCTTCATTTTCAGATTTAACAGCTAGATGGCCATTAGGAAATAATTTATACACTAGTAATCATAGTGTAGTAACAACAACAGCATCAGTTGCTCCAGACCAAACAATTCAAGGATGGACAGCTTCATTTACTAACTTCCCTAATAGAAATAATTACTATTCATTTACTGAGACATATTATGCCGATGTAGCTAACTCAGGTTTAGCTAATCCAGTGACTGATAAAGTGAGAATTGTAAGTGGAAGTACTTATGGTAATTTATTATTACCAAATAAAAGTATTGAGATACAACCAATAATTCCTTTAACTAAGGATATTCATATACTTGATGCTAGTTTATCTCCACAAGATGAAGTTGATAGAGCTATTATCGCCGCGTTTGGTTCTACTTATGATTTAGATAATATTATAGGTAATCCAGCTACAGGTTCATATCAAAACTTACAACCACTACAAGCTGAATTTTTTAAGAAGTTTGTAAACAAATATAATTATAAAGACTTTATTCGTTTAATTGAGTTTTTCCATAACTCATTATTTAGAACACTTAAAGACTTTACACCTGCTAGAACTAATTTGTCTACAGGTATTGTTATTAAACCTCACTTACTTGAAAGACCAGTAATATATAGACCAGAACCTGAGTTTATTAATTTAGAATATAGTCAATCTATTGATACTGCTTTTATCTCAGGAAGTAATGGTGGTAATTATAGTCAATCAATTTATGGATACACTATAGAAGGTAATATGGGTCCTGTATCTCTAACTTCTGACGCTAGAGATTTCTTTACTGGAGTATTTCCAAGTGGAACACTTGATACATTTGTTAGTCAATCTAATCCATTCACTACTTACAGACCTAGTAACACAAGTTCATATTCAGAATCTATTTGGAATTATGACTATAATCCACTTTTAAATAATGTATCTAGTGTTATAGAATCAAATATTAGACGTAAATCAGAATTTATAACAAGCGGAAGCAGATTAGTACAAATTTTATCTAGTGGTTCTATACAAGATTTCACTTACACTTATACTCGTCATATTAGACCAAGATATGAAGGTTCACAAACTAATAGTAAAAACTATAATTTCTTTGAAGATGATGATCTTAATTTATGGAAAAACAGTGTTGGACCGTATGGTAGAAATGCTGTAATTGATAGAAACACTATTCAATTTGCTTTCTTCTCTGAGGCAGTAGCTACAGGATCTTTCTTGATAGCAATGCCTGAACGTACAAATCTTTATGTTAAATATTTAATTGATGCTACAGGTTCATTAACAGAACTCACTCAACGTAATTATAATGTTACTAGAAATAATGAATTTTGGAATTTATATCAAGTACAAAATATATTTAAATCAAGTGAGGTTTATAATGTACCTGGTGTAATAAACATATCCTTATTTGATAACCAAACACCATCAAATCAAAAATCATTAGATGGTAATAAAACAATATTTGATAGTGGATATAAGTATATTCCAACATTATGGAGAATAGCTCCTGGTGTTATTCAAAATTATTATGTACCTTCAGGTATAAGTAGTATACCATCTTTAAATAGATCTAACTATTTAACTAATGTTAATAATAGATTAATAATACATTATCTTTGGAGAGAAACTATTCTTGAAGGTACACTTCAATACACAGGCGGTGGTAATGTACCTTATGATATTGATATTCTTTTCCTTGTTAAAACTACTCCAACATCTACAGGTAATGGTATAACATTCCCTTCTTTTCCTCTTATATATTCTCCATCTTATTACGCTCGTACTTTTGGTGTTATTCCTGTTTTTATAACTATGAGAGTAAACACCAACTCAGTTAATTGGAGAGTTGATTGTGGAGATAATATACGAATTGAAGGTGGATCACCTCCATTTATAATTTATAGTGTTAAACCAACAGTTGGATCAATATCAGGACTTAGTTTTAATGATAGAGATCAAAACTCATGGTTAACAGTTCACTCTGAATCAATAGGTGGAAATTATCAACCAACAAATATAATTTCATGCTCCGCTCAAATGAGTGATTATTATGATGATTTACTTTACTTCTCAGGAAGTATTACAGCTGGTAATATAACTGAAATAGATAAATTAAATAATGTATATAATAAATTCACAATACCTGAATTACCATTCACTATAAATCCAGGTGATGTTGTAAGATTTGATAGTACAGGATCAACACATCCAACATATACTTTCAAACCAGAAAATGAATATACAATTCTTGAAGTATCATTACCATCAGGAAGTACTCCATTATTGTTTAAAGTTGATAGAAAGGTGGATACCGCAGTGACCTCCAGTACATTTGGTAGATTAGATCGTTATGTATTTTCTAAAAAAGTACCTGATGAAACAAATATTATAATTCAACATACTAAAGCAATAGGACCAACATCTGCTGGTATTATTAAGAAAAATAACTTAAAACTAGAAATAGATAATAATGTAGGTAACATTGTTAGTGAACTGAAGAGCAAGATATTTAGTACTATCTTAACTTTAGGAAACTAAATTTAGTACAAATTTAACACAGTAATATATTTATATAAAACAACATATTTAAAATGGCGTATTTAAATAACCAATATGTAACAATTGACGCGGTTCTTACAAAAAAGGGCCGTGAATTACTAGCTCGTAATGATGGATCATTCCAAGTTACACAATTTGCTTTATCTGATGATGAAATTGATTATACTTTATATAACCCAAATCATCCATCAGGTTCAGCTTTCTTCGGTGAAGCTATTGAAGCTATGCCTTTATTAGAAGCATTTGTTGATGAAACACAATCAATGAAATATAAGTTAGTTACTTTACCACGTGGTACAAGTAAATTACCTGTATTGAATCTTGGTTTAGCTGCTGTTAACTTACGCCAAGCCGCCTCTATTAATATCACTCCTCAAACATTAAATTACTTAGGTGCTACTACAACTATTGAACCATCAGGTTATATGATGACAATTGGTGATAGTAGATTTGTGAGTACATTCACTGGAGCTGGTATTGATACAACTGGATTGAATTTAACTCAACCCTTACCAAATTCAAGTGGTGCTAGTTTGTCTAAGAGCCAAATTGGTACTTCATTCTCACTTATAGCTACTACCACAAACATATTATTCCCAATAACAGCTTTAGCTGGTTCTCAAATATCAACTACTCTTACTGTTATGGGTAGAGATAGTGGTGCTAGAATTACTATACCTTTTACATTAATTAAAACCTAATTAACATATGTCATTTGGAGCATATAACCCTGAAGATCAGGTCCTCAGTTCAGACGTTCTTGTCGCCCCAATGTGGAGCGGAAATGAAACTCAACTAAAAACTTTTTTTAGTTGGTCATTACAAGAAACAACAGTGCCACAAGGTAGATTTTATCTTAATGTATTTAAAGATAATATTAACAACCCAGCTAGCCAGAGTGCCGAATCTCAATTCTCAATTGCTTATGGTCACGTAAGTGGATCAGGATCATCTTATTTCAATCCATTAGTACCAGATAAAACTCCAACAAGAGATATCTATGGTCAATATAGATCATTGATTTATGGAGATGAAAACTCTGCTTTCTATTTTGGTGGTACACAATATGTTTCAAAAGATATTATTGTACTTTCTGTTAATAGAGCAAGATTCAAAGAATCATTTAATCCTGGTTCTTTCTTCTTACGTATTACAAGTGGTAGTACACCAGTATCAATTGGTTTAGTAGATGATTCTACTGTATCAACCACTTCAACTTATATTGGTACATCTCGTGTTTATCAATTATTAAGTGGTTCTTATAATCCAAATACTCAAACAACTGTACCTTCATCTTCTAACTACACAGTTAGTGGATCTTATGGTTTAATGATTCCTGATGAAGGATTAATTATTTTAAATCCACGTGCTTTAGCTTTATCAGCTGGTGCTTTGGGTGGTGTAGGAGCTGTATTTAATGAGTTTAGTTCATCTCAAGCAGCTACTTATTTCAATACTACAACAACACATAATATTAATAATAGAATGATATTCCAGATGATTTCTTCATCTGCTGTTTCTCAGTCATTATTTAATTTCCAAAACTCAGAAACAATTTCATCACGTTATTTCTTCACACGTGTTAAAAACTCTGAATTCAATTATACTTCAAACCCAACTGTAATTGATAATAATGGTAATTTATTATACACCCAATTAATTTATAATCCACAAACATTTATTACAACTGTTGGATTGTATAATAATACAGGTGATTTATTAGCTGTTGCTAAATTAAATAAACCATTAGTAAAAGATTTCACTAAAGAATTATTAGTAAGAGTTAAATTAGACTTCTAATGTTACGCCCATGTCAGCAAACATCTACAAAAGACTTAATGTATCTGATACTTTCGTAGTACCTTATACAGCGAATAAAAGCTGGGATATATCATCATCTTCGTTTGCTGAGAGTAGAATTGTAGTTAATATTGGTGTAAATAAAAGTGGATCTATATTCGATCCAAATGTTGAATATGTTACTAATGGACAATATGAGCGTTTAGTATATAATTCAATCAATTTATCTTACTACCCAAATTTTCTACCAACATCATCTCAATTATATCTAAGTGAAAGAATAAACTCATACTATAATGATGGTACTTTAACTACTCAATCATATTATAATGGATTTGTAAATCCAGGTAACTTAGATACTGTAAAATTCTTCCCAACAAACTCTAATGATGTTATTTATGTTTTAAACATACCTAAAACATTAACTAGTGATAAAATATTACCAACAACATTTGAGGTATTTTTTAGTAGTGGATCAACATATACCGCTAAAATATATGATGACGGAAACTATAATTTATTTTATAGTGGTAGTCCTGTAGCATCATCACTTGGTACAACATTAACTAATGGTGCTTATATTGGTAATATATTTTATGAGCAAAATGTAGCTATTTTAACTATTATACCTAATACTATAAGATTAACTGGATGGAGAGGAGCTAATCCATATTGTATTCAAACTTCTCCTTCACCAACTCCAACAGTAACTCCTTCTATTAGTGTGACACCAAGTGTTACTCCTTCAATTAGTGTGACTCCTAGTGTAACTTCATCTCCAGGAGCTAGTGTAAGTGTTACCCCATCAGTTAGTATAACGCCTAGTATAACAATAACACCTAGTGTGACCCCTACAGCAACAATATCTTCAACACCTAGTCCTACTATTAGTGTGACACCTAGTATGACACCAACTATAACACCATCTCCATCAACTCAAGTAATTAGACTTGATTGGGCTACAGGCCCAGGTAATGGAGGAGCAGGTATATTACAAGTACAAAATGCTAATGGAACTCAAGTATTAAATGAAACAACAATAGCAACTTCTAAGAGTGGTACACTTTATTTCACCCCATCTGAAGTTCCATTCTCAATAACTGGTTCTTGGGGTGCTGGATCAGGAAATATTGTTCGTTACAGAGTATGTAATATAACAAATCTAAGTGAATTATATTATAGCGGAGATATAGATAATATGGTGGTTAGTTTATCTTACCTTGTTGATCCAACACCATTACATACATCAGTTGAATTAACATCAGGAACAGGTGCTACTCCACTAGCATGTCCAATATAAAAATATTTATAAAAAATGAGTAACACAGGATTTAAAGCATATACAGACCTTGAACAATACTATTTAGATAATGGTGTTGCTACTGGTGTTACTAAACCTAACACCATAGGGGATCCTGATTATATTGCTCCTGTTTTAGATTTAGTATTTTGTCCTTTACCATCAGCTAGTCCTAGTGTGACTCCAAGTATTAGTGTAACACCAAGTATTAGTGTAACACCAAGTATAACTCCAACAGTTACTCCTTCAGTTACACCATCAATCACAGTGTCCTTAAGTGTGACACCAAGTATTAGTGTAACACCAAGTGTTCCTTCTAGTATTAGTGTTACACCTTCAATTAGTATCACACCTAGTACAACTGTAAGTGTATCTGTAACACCTAGTATAACGCCAAGCTCCACTCCTGGATTTGCTCCTAATGTGATAGCAGCTCAAGGTTATACAGATCCTTGTGGAGGTGGCTGTAATGAATATCTAGGTTGGTATATCACATTAGACCAACCAGTGGTTAACAACACATACTACACTTTAAATATTGAATTATATTTCTTTGGAACATATCAATACACTTATACAGCTTATGGTATGATTCCCGCTGGTTCAAATAATGATAATGTTAATCCATGTACTGGTGGTACTTATATAGGATGTGGATATAATGTAAACAATACTTGTGTAGCTACAATTGATGCACCTGTTGATAGATCAGCTTATGCTTGTTAATTATGAATAGTAGAACATTAAATACAAACATTACCAATATAAGGTTCAAAAACAATCATATTGTTTATGAGAACTTTATCAAATGTACTATAAAGGATTATGAGTTTAATTTAAGTTATAATCCAACTCTACTATCTGGTTCTCAAGCTGTATTAGTACCATATAGTAGCTCAATTAATAGTAATGTATTTTATAATGTAACTAGTTCTAGATATTTTGGTATACTAAAAGATTTTACAACTGGATCTATCTCAGGTTCAGAATTTTCACCGTATGTTACAACTATTGGTTTATACAACGATGCTCAAGAGTTATTAGCTATAGCTAAAATGTCAATACCAACACCAATATCACCTAATAGTGATATGACATTTTTAATTAAGTATGATACTCAATGGGTACCAAAACCTTATTTTACACCATCATCTACTCCATCTGTAACTCCAACAATAACACCATCAGTTAGTGTTACTCCAAGTATCACTCCAAGTGTCACACCTTCCATTAGTATTACACCTAGTACTCCACCATCAGTTAGTGTGACACCTAGTATTACTTTGTCTCCTAGTGTAAGTGTTAGCACAACGCCAAGTGTGAGTGTGACACCATCAATTAGTATAACACCAAGTGTTACACCAAGTATTTCAATCACACCTAGTATAAGTCCATCACCTTCTGCTCCATCTGGACAATTATTTGTTTATGGAAAGTATATTAATTCAAGTGATGAATTAGGTTACACATTAAATAGTGGTCCTTACTTAGGTATTGGATATCCAACATCAACTTGTCAATATATGGCTGTTATTAATGGAGTTAGTAACGGTGATCAATTTGTTTTCTCAACATTGTTAAGTAGAGCAATATCAGGTGACACATCAGATTGTCCTGTTGGTGCTGGTAGTTGTACTTATAGCTACACATTCACTGGAACAGGAGCTAATTACGTCTATATAACAATGGACGGAAACGATGCTTGTTAATATATTTATATAAAACAATGTTATGAAATGGAAACATTGGGATATAATTAATCCTGAGAAATATTATGGTTTTGTTTATAAAATTACCAACAACATAACTGGTAAGTTTTATATTGGTAAAAAAGTGTTTTGGAATAATAAGAAACACAAACTCACTAAAAAACAACTTGCTGAACAAACAGGCCCTGGTCGTAAACCAACTCATGAAGTAATTAGAGTTGAGAGCGATTGGAAGACATATTGGGGTTCTAATAAACAACTTCTTGAAGACATTAAACAACATGGAGAAGAAAATTTTAGTTGTTGGATTTACATTCAATGTCTAACTAAAAAACAACTCACATACTACGAAATGCACCATCAGTGTAAAGAGGAAGTGTTAATAGGTAGAGACAGATCTTACAACGACAATATACTAGGTAAGTTTTTCACTAAAGATTTGGCCTAATAAAATAATTTAGTTATATTATTGGTTATGATCAATGCTGCCTTACTACATACTGTAAATAGTGTACTTGGAAAAGGAAAAGAAACGAGTAGTAATAACTACGCGTACAAGTGTCCTTTCTGCAATCATCAT